GTCAAGAACTATTTTTTACAACCTCTCCAAATTTACGCCGTACTTTTTCAAGTGCTCCAGCTTCGCAAGCTCACAAGCAGGTGCATATGCGTGAAAGCCTCCAGAAGTTACGCTACTAAAGAAAGTGTCTTCACTATCTACTTTCTGAACTACGTAAATCTGGTAGCAAGGAGAGGCATACTTACTTTCATAGTCTGTATTGCCAAGACCCTTTTTACTGGCTTGATACTCAGTGGTCATTCGGGTACCTACTCTTACAGCACTATGATAAGTTGCTGACCAAGCGATCTCTCCTGGGGTGAAGTCTTCAGATACGCACTCATCTGGAAAGTAATCTACTTCTCGTTTTTCTTCTTTTGAGTTAGGGCGTTGTGGGACTCCAACTGTTTCAAGTATTTGTCGCACGAATCCTGTGCTTCGAAAAAGGCGTTTCGATATGTCCGTAACAGTCTCGCCTTGCAAGTAGTCAGTAACTGCTTCGCAAATTTCTGAATCCCTTGCAGGGCGCCCTCGATTTTGTGCTTTCCTTGTTTTAACATATGCTTTCTGCTCTAAATAGCCATCTATAATTGCATTCAATCTTGTAGTATTATATGCAATGTTTAGTATTTCACAGGCTTCTTTTTTAGTTATCGCTTTTTTGGTTTTGGATTCCTCCGAAGCTGGGGCTGAAGTATCCGGGTTTAAAAGTGCTATCACCTTCTCGATGTTCTTGTTCGTCAGGTTCTCGTAGTCTTTCTTCTTTACAGTCTTTCTCAAGTTCAATCTCCAGCTTGAATAATAAACAGCAGATAGCGTGTGCTAAATGCGAGTAATTTGTTTCTTCGTCTTTTAGTTCACCATCAAGGTGTGCGAATATGTGCCGAAGTGCACCACCGCTGTATCTATTCTGAAGATTGTCTAACTTACGCCAGTTGTCTTCATCATATTTTTGTGCGCCAAAAGTCAGTACTTTACTAATCTCTACCATAGATTTGGGAGGTAGTAAATACATCTTCGGCTTTTCACTATCAAACTTTCTGCCTTCCATTAATAGTTCCTTTTGCTCAAAATATCCTGCGCCTGTAGGTAGGTCGGAGCATACGTGCTCTTCTTTATGCCACGCCTGTTCTACGGTAAGAACCTGAAAACATTTGTGGCATTTTCGAATCATTCGTGTACAAAGTCCTTAATCATAGGAAACACATCGTTAATGGCATAAGCGCATTGACGAGCAATATCCATATGTTCCTGCTGAGTGCCTGGTGTAGTTCGTACATCAATGTAGTGCATCCAAGAGCGTACTGTACCATTCATGTACATACGAGTCTTAGTAAGACCCTCTGGCAATACTGCACGAGCTTGCTCTTTCGCAATACCATTATCCAAAGCCCAGCGATATGCTGCGTCTGCTGCTTCGAGTACGCGCTTTTGTTGGTTTACCCAGTGTCCCTGAAGTAGTTTGTGACCGTCCATTTCTGGATCAAGTGCTAAACTATTCTGACGATTGTTCTCATCCTGAATTCGTGCTTCTCTTAGCTCGAACGGATAGCCCATCGCCGCAGGGTCGGCGTAGCGTTGGCTGAACTCCTGAAAAGAGAAACTACGGTGACGTAGAATCTGCTTTGCAATATCACGAGTTGTATTAATCTCTAAACATATAGAGGCCATTTCGAAAGGTGACCAATGTTTATGCTTTACGAGATAACCTACCAGCTTTTCAGAAGTTTCTTTGTTGTGCTGGTTACTTGGATTCGATACTCTGGCCATCATTGCAATATCTTCTAAGAGATTAGAGTCAGACGAAGATGTCGATATAAGTTTTACTTTTGTCATTTTATTGTCCTGAAATTCTGTTTTCGTAGTCGGCTAACTCTTCGTCCCACCACTCTGGTTTGTCTCTGTGCTTCCACGAAGCGAACGTAGCTTTGTCGAGCATATAGAAATTACGATAAGACTGTATAGGATCGCCATCGTCTTTTAACTCCTCTGTCATTGCCAGGGCAAACTGAGTGAAGCCGTGGTCTTCCATGTGTTTTGGTTCTGGCAAAGCATAGAGCATTGCAAGACTTTTGTGGTCACTACCATAACGATAGTGTGCTTCGCTACCGAGAGCAAAGGCGTAGCAATTTGTCCAGAAGTAGTTTTCAAGAGAAGAACGCACCCATATACATGAAGGGTGGTTCTGCATAGTAGGAAGGTATGGAAAGAGTCTATCTTCCATTGGAACTTCTTTCCACTCTTTGCGAGTCTTTTGCAGGATAGCATTTTCTTCTTTAGTGATAGCACGAGGAACAAAACCGAATAGGTGATCTATCCAGAGATTTGTACAGATAAGCTGTGCAGCTTCGAGAATCATTTTGTTGACGTGCTTGTCCACATGATATTCTGCACACTTATCGAGGTCTTCGTCTAAGTAAAAAAGATTGATGATAGTTCTCCTAAAATTGAAAAGATATTATACTAAATTTTAAGCTATCAGTCAAGAACTAATTCAAAGTATCCTGGATTTAATACTGGTGGTACAGTGAGTTGGTTGACGTAATCTGCTATTAGTAGATCGAACTCGTCATTCCAATGACAAATATTTGGATAGTGAGGAGCTGCGCCCCACTTTAACCCCGCACTTACGTTCCGAGCTGCATACTTCATAGTAGTTGCTAACTCTTCATAGACTCGTGTGCAAGTTTGGGGAACACCATCAACGGAAGCTAACAGCGATACTGCCAGCCCGTATTGATGCATTGATTTATTCGACCCCGTGGCGCCTTTTGCAAAGAACTTCTCTTGTCGGGCACTATCTCTAAACCCTTCCACTACTTCGAACTCTAACTCACCTATCTCTATAGCTTCTTCAATTACTTCTATTAATTTGGGGTGTAATTTTTCTAACATATTATTTCTCTCTGCTGACTTTCTGTACTTTCTCTACGGTACGCATGGCACCGAGACCTAACATACCCATCAATACGGGCATCATTTGTGTTGTATCTATCATCGGAATAGTAATGGCTGACTCTGCAATAGCTAATCCGAAGTTTGACATCGGTATTAGTATAAAATTAGAAAGAAATCCAACCCCGCACACCCAACCAATAAAAGGCCTCCAACCTGCTACAAATAATGATTTGCTTGCAGCCTCTACCTTATTGACTTCCAACTGCCCTTTTGCAAGCTCATTCGCGTGCTTTTCAGACATTGTTGCGATTTCGTGAGCTAAGGCATTCTTTGTATCCTTATCTTCGATAAACTTATCTAACAAACCCGTTACTGGCCCAACTAAACTACCTATTAGATTCAACATTTTCTAATCTACTCATCAGTCGTGCAGCACGACCGCCTACCTGTCGATACCAGAGAGAGTCTCTACCCTCATCTGCGGCAAGTTTCCATTTTTGCTCTTCCAGAGCCTTTCTCATATTCTTAAATTTCCCGAGTCGAGGCCGTCCAAGATTAAACATCATATTGACGAGTATCTCCTGGACTTCCTCTGGGAAGGTATTCCACTTTTCTTGATATAGAACAGAGCACTCTGCAACAGAAATATTAAAGTCCGTCTCAAACGCATCCTCGACTCTTTGGTGAGTTACGACTGTACCTATAGGCATATCAACCTCTGGGTCTGTGTCAAGCACTAAGTGCCCGATACCAAAAGTCTTGTATCCCAGGTGATCTTCGTATATTTCGTATTTGACACCCTCGTCAATCTCTAATTGCTTTCTTACTCTATCTATATCCATAGTGGCTCCTTAATCTTTCTAGTTCATGCTGGCGAAATATATAGTGGCAAAAGGCATAAATATAATGCTTAAAGCCGTTACAGTATTGCAGAATAAACACGTTTTCTCGTGTTCAAGTATACTTTTCACTGGGTCTCCAATTAACTTGAGCTAAGCTCGGTTTGTGAGACAAGTTAAAAGGTATGTCTCGATACCTAAAATTGGTTCATCACTAACTCTTGAAACTCTGTCCAACCGCCAATGTTCTCTCCGTCCACTACAATTTGTGGATACGTTTTTGCTTCTGGGAATAACATCTTCCACTCGTTCGTAGTATAGTCATATCCCAGCTTTAGAATAAACCACTGTAGACTTTTGTCTCGTGCGGCAAGCTGAGAAGCTAACTTCTCAGCCTGGGTGCAATAGGGGCAGTTATCCTTACTGTATATTACTATTTTTTTCATAATGCTTTGCGCTTTACTAACTCATTTTGAATCTTTTGTCTGCGCGGGCCACGAGTATTCTTGTTTTCGAGAGTCTCTTTCAGCTCATCTGTGCTAATAGTGTGCATGTAGTAATGCTTCATGCCTACTTTACGGCGGTTTGCTCCAATTTTTGCTTCTGATTCTTTGAACTTGACTGGCATTTATTTATCTCCGATTCTTATGTATCCAATGGTTTCTATGTCTTTTTTACATCTTTCTGCTAAAACAGAATTTGTTGTTCGTATCAATACTGTATCTGTGATTGGGTCTATTAAAATAAATGTAACATTCCCATATCCGTCAGTATCTCTAATTAATTCTACGTTACTCATCGTCTAATTCAATCACTCCAGTATTAACTAAGTGGGCGATGCAGCTTTCTATACCCTCTCTTTTACCTAAAGCATGGCAGGTTAGCCCACACCCTACTAAGCAAAAGCAGAAGACTGATAACTCTATTAAACCCATTTATTACTCCTGTTATCCCAAGATTGAAACGATATTATACGCTAACCGAGGAAGCTTGTCAAGAAACATTTTATTGTATGAGCGTATTATACTATAAGAGGTGAGAAATGTCAAGAAAAATTTTTGCTGGTGTCCTTCCTAACATAAAAAAATAACTCTTGACAATCTTCTTAAAGTTCGATATACTACGCACATGAAAAAATACTTAAAGCAACCTTGGACTGAGTTAGAGCGCAAAACGCTTGCAGTCTTTTACTATCACGAAAGCATTGACGATTTGATGGAACGTATTCCAAATAGATCAGAAAATGCTATTCGTAAGCAAGTCATGTACTTAAAAAAGAGAGGGTACCGGTTTAAATGAAAGTCACTGTTAGAGGGACAAACGTAGAGGCAGCATTGCGATTGTTTCGTAAAAAGATGAATGATAGTGGAACATTATTTCAGTACAAAGAAAAAATGTATCATGAAAAACCTACCACTAAAAAGCAGAAGAAAAAAGCTGCTGCTAAGGCAAGAGAACAGAAGCGCCAAAAAAGTTCTTGACAATATCCTCAAAACTCCGTATAATAGTTTTATAAATTGGAGAGCTTAGATGATTACAGTGTTTACAGAAGGCAAACTGCCAGAAGAATATAGCGGCTTTATTGATAGCTGTATTGCTGCATTATTTTCTGATGAAGATGATCACCAAATCTATATTGAAGTAAGTAAGTTTCTTACAGAGAATCCTGGCTGCGCTGGTATCTGCACCGGTGATGCTGCTGAATCTACTATTCAAGTTGCTACACACTGGTCTTATGAGGACGGCGAAGAATATGCCTACGAACCTCATGAGCTTGCCTCTAATATCGCTCACGAACTGGTACACGCAAAACAATTCTGTCGTGAGCAAATTAATATGATTGATAACGTATGGAAACATAATGGTGTTGTGATTAACTGCGACGCTGCTGAATACGCTGAGACCCCGTGGGAGGTTGAGGCTTATACATACGAAAGCATCTTAACTGACATATTTTGGGAGAATTAAATGAATTTAACTGTAGTAGATTACATAGAGCACAAGGATGGGGGTGCAACTGTACACTTTGACATGGACGAAAACTATATAAATGAGTTCGTTCGTCAAGGATTGCGCACGATGATTGAGGAGGTTTCTTCTGACTACTGTGTACTGAAACCAGAGGAGTGGGATGAGTGGGCAGAAGCCAATGACGTTCCTGCACCTCGTAGTATCGAACTAACGTCTGAGGAAGTTCAAGCGTATTTCCAGGTGGGAGTACTCAAAGCTATCAAAGCGGGGATGGAAGAATGCTCTGGACTATAATTACTGACATATTTTGGGTTGCACTTGCAATAGCACTCTTCTATACGGCTTGGACTCTTTTGTTAGAGGGCGAGAAAATGAAGGATGAAGAACGACAGGATAAAGACTAATGTTACCTTTAGAGATTCACGACCACAAACGTATCTGGAGAAACAAAACTCCTTATACTTATCACACTCATAGTGATATGCGAAGCAGAGTTCAAGACTGGTGTAAGTTTAACACTAATAAACACCAATGGCATTTGACACCCTATGTCGAAGCCTACAATGATTTCTTGGAATTTGAAATGAAAGACGACTATGAGTTTTTCCGAATTTGGTATAAAGAATTATGGGGGGCATAATGATTAGCAAGTCAACTAAAACAATTATTTTTACAGTATCACTTCTTATATCTTTTATTTTAGGGAGTATGCTTTCCGCAACATCTGTTCAAAATAGTTGGAGATTAGACGCAGCAAAGACAGAATGTGCTCAGTTTAATCCAATGCACGGACAATTTGAATGGTTTAAAGATGAATAAATTACAAGAGCTCATGGTAATCACTATGGAAGAGTGTGGCGAGCTTACACAACGATGCAGTAAGATCATTCGCAAGTTTGACACTGTGGAAGAAATCACAGAAGATCAGCGTGTTAAACTTGTTGAAGAGATGGGTGATGTATATTGTATGCTCGAGTTGATTATCGAGCATGGAATAACTGATTGGAGTGAACTAAATGAGCGTGCTCTATATAAAGTGAATAAACTCAAGGAATGGAGTAAACTAATTAAATGAGTAAGTGGTGGAGAATTTGGGCAAAATCATTAGGAGAGAAAGTTGGAGAAACTGATAAGCAAGCTAATACTGTTGCTGGTATTAGGACTATTTGGTGGCTTACTCATATGGCGACTTGTCTCTTTATCATACTTAACGCAATAGCCAATCATGGCTGGAACTTAATAGGACTATGAACGTAGACGAAATCTTAGACTACTGGTATGAAAAACAAGTATACTCTCCGCTTTTTGACAAAGTTTTTGAAGTTAC